TCACGCGATAGTTTCGCCCTTGAGTGTGGCACTTGAGGCGTCGGTGATGCGTACACGGGCATACTGCCCGGGACGATAATTGCCGCGGTCGAACACCACCACCTTGTTTTGCTCGGTGCGTCCGAAAAGCTGCTCCTTGGAGCGCTTGCTCACGCCCTCAATCAGCACCTCGTACTCCTGGCCTATGCAACGCTGGTTGCTCTCGGCACTCAGTTCGTTTTGCAACGCGATGAGCTCCTCAAGACGGCGTATTTTCACCTCCTCGGGCACATCGTCGGGCAAGTGGCGTGAGGCGTAGGTGCCGGGGCGCTCGCTATACTTGAACATGAATGACGAGTCGTAGCCGCACTCACGCATGAGTGAGAGCGAGAGTTGGTGGTCCTCTTCGGTTTCAGAGCAGTAGCCGGCAAAGATGTCGGTGCTCAGTCCGCAGTCGGGAATGATGCGGCGTATGGCAGCCACGCGGTCGAGGTACCACTCGCGTGTGTACTTGCGGTTCATGAGTTTGAGTATGCGGTTGGAGCCGCTCTGCACGGGCAGGTGAATGTGGCGGCACACATTAGGCTCCTCGGCAATGACGCGCAGTGTGTCGTCGCTCATGTCCTTGGGGTGGCTTGTGCTGAAACGTATGCGCATGGTGGGCACGGCGCGGGCCACGGTGCGCAGCAGTTCGGGAAATAGCAGGTCGGTGCCGTCCTCGCGGTGCCAGCAGTACGAGTTGACGTTCTGGCCCAGCAGTGTCACCTCCTTGTAGCCGTGGCTTTCAAGGTCGCGCACCTCGGTGAGTATGCTTTGCACGTCGCGTGAGCGCTCGCGTCCTCGGGTGTAGGGCACGATGCAATAGTGGCAAAAGTTGTTGCAGCCGCGCATGATGCTCACAAAGCCCGATATGCGGCTTCCGCAGTAGCGCTCGGGCACGATGTCGCGGTAGGTTTCGGTGGTGCTCAGCTCAATGTCGATGGCCTTGTTACCCACTTCGGCCTGTGCTATGAGGTCGGGCAGGCTGAGGTAGGCGTCGGGTCCGGCCACGAGGTCGGCACCATGCTCGTTGAGCAGCCCTTCCTTTACACGTTCGGCCATGCAGCCCAGCACACCGATGATGAGTTTGCGGCCCTTGCGGCGCATGGCGTTGAGTGCCATGCTGCGCACCTTTTCAAAGTAGCGTGCCGGCGTGAGCTTTGCGATGTTGCGGTCAACATATGAGGTCACATTGACCTCATAGGGCTTTATCTGCGCAACGCCGAAGCTGGGGTCGGTGGCGGTGCGTGCAGTGCCGGCAAGAGTTGCAATGTCGTCAGCCTTTGCGCCCATTTCGCTGACCACATAAGGCTCGTTGAAATCGCCGAGGCCGGTAAGATCCTGCACAAAGACCTGATCAATGATGGACGACACCTGATTGCCGGGAATGTCACGAACATCCGAGCCTACGCCCGAGGGCTCGGCGAGAGTGCCGGTAGCAAGAGTGGTGGCGTTGAGCATGCGGCACATCTCCTGCGCAGAGAAATTGACCTTCTCGCCACGCATAAGAGCGCTGCCACGCTCGGCGGCCATATCAGTGTACTCCGCACCGTTGGGGACTGCTGCATCGGCACGGCGAGCCTGCTCGTTGGCCAGACGCTGATAGCGCTCCATTTCGGTGTTCATGTTGCTGACACGCTCCATCTGAGCATCGTACTCGGCGGTGTTGCCGGCAGTCAGCGCCGCCTCGGCGGCATTGAGGGCCTGCGTGCGCTCGGCAGCAAGGTTAATGAGTTTCTGTCTGGGATCCATGATAATTCCTCCTTAAGAATATCGGATTTTTTCAAGATTAAGACGCTGTGTGCGCCTGAGTATTTCTGCCGCATTATCTGCGGTCGGAGCTGTGATATCGTGACCTTCGGCCGGAGCTGCGCCGTCTCTGACACGCCGCTCGTATTCTTTGAGCAGGAGACCGATGTCGGGAAGCTTCGGACCGTTTGCGTAACCTCTGAGACCTCCGGCAATGGCGTTTGCGTAGCCTGTACTGAGTGCGCCGTCTTCATCGCCGATTATCGAATCGGCAAAGCCGTATTTGACGGCGTCCTGAGCGCACATCCAAGTCTCGGCCGAGATAAGCTGCATAAGCTCGCTGCGCCCGCATTTTGCGCCGCACTTGAGCTCGTAGGCGTTGACAATGCTGGTGGTCAGACTATCGAGTACGGCAGCGGTGTCACGGTGGTCGTTCTGATTGCCGGAGGCAGAGCAGCTCGGCAGATGTATCATCACCTGCGCTACAGGCGAGAGCCTAACTTCATCGCAGGCGACCATAACGGTCGACGCCGCCGATGCGGCGATGGACTGCACCTCGGCAACTGTGTGAACGCCGGAGGATCTAAGCAGCGAGTACATTTCAAAGCCGGAAAACACATCGCCGCCACAGGAGTTTATCTCAAGCTCCAGCGCTTCGCCTTCGGGCAGATCTCTGAGCGCATCACGCACCTTCTTTGCTGAAAAGGCCTCGATTTTGAACCAGTCATAAAGCCACTGGTCGGAGCTCGGCACAACATAGCCGTTAAGTGTTATTCGCATTTGCATTTCCTCCGTTTCTGTTTTGCGAGAGCTTCTTCCAATCCGAGAGCGGTACATAGTTGAGTGAAGCATAGCGCTCATTGCCGCCGTCGACATCCGGAAGATCTTCCAGATCACGAATGTCGTTGGCAGAGTAAGCGCCGATGTTGCGCATCTTCTCGTACCATGAGCCACGGGCGGTGAAGTCGCCACGAAGCTCGGCGTTGAGGTTTATCCGTATGCGATAGCGCTCGGCATCGGCAAAGGTCAGCAGCCTATATGTAAACGCTTCCTCGTACCGTGTGACGATGGGGTGGAGAGTGGAGACTACATACTCTATCGAGTTTTGCTCGTTCGAGTTGTAGCTCTGCTTACCACTCTGAAGCTTGTACAGCGGCACGCCGAAAAACCTCGCAATATCCTGCACGCTTATTTCTGCATTTTCAACAAACTGTGCGTCACGGTTTGTCACGGAGATGGGCGTGTATTTAAGACCGTAATCGAGGATCGCAATGCGCTGCGCATTTGTCGGACCGGAATGGCGCTTTTCCCATTCACGGCGGATAAGGTCCTTTTTGCTGACGGAGATCTCTTTCCCGTCAGCAAGGGTAATGGTCTTGGTGCCAGACAGGTCGGCTTCCGTTTCTAAAACGCCGCCCGGCTGACCGCCGTTTGCGTAATAGTTCAGATTGTATTGCTGACTTGCCCTCGCTGCGGCTATCACCTCGGATGCCCGCTCAAGCACGGATATGCCCTTGTATCCGTTGTGCGAGTAAGCCATGACATGGATCATGTCGGCACGGTGCACCGTGCTCACAGAGCCGGTGAACGGATGAATGAGGCGATACCACACATGCCCGTCGGCATCGAGATAAGGGTAGACAAGCTCGTGCGGAACGGAGATGAGCTCCTGCGGCTTCAGCGTGACAGGGTCACGAACGATGAGAGCATAGCCGTTGCCGGCAAGGCGGTTTGCCTCAATATGCTTTTTGAAGTCTGTCGGCGTCTGCGCCTCGTTCGGCCGCACCGTAAGCAGGCGGTTAAGCTCGTGCTGCACCCGATTGCGGCTATCCCTGTCCTGAATGTAGATCGGCAGCTTGCCGATGGAATCGGATATTAGCTCTATGCAGCGGTCGACCGCCGAAAGCTTCATTGCCGAGCTTGCGCTCGTGCAGTCGCCTGCGGCAAAGGCCGAGGCCGCCGTGAGCGTTGCAACGGTGGTGTCGTTTCGGATATGCGGTGGGGAGCTGAGGCCCATAAGCCCCCGCTCAAATCTGTTTGCCATACTTAATCACCTCCGCCTCTTATCAGGATCACGCCGAAACCGACAAGCAAAATGCCGGTCATGATGATGCCTGCGGGCAAGTTTATAAGAATAACGCCGTAGCCGATGCAGCCTGCGCCAAGGACACAGAGCGCCGTCGGAAAAGCGTTTTTCAGCCATTTGAGAAGCTTCATATTTCCTCCTGTGCCCGATTCGGGCACATTACATTGTCCATTCGCCCGAGTCGAGCCGGTCGCCCAGCGTGGGATTGTTCCGGCGGATAAGCGCACGGGCGAGAGCGTTCATTACTGCTGCAACGGGGTCGATGCGCTCGGTATCGTTCTTGAATTTCTTTGACAGCTTGATGTCGCCGTAGTTGTTCTGGATCTCAACGGCGTTGCCGAAGCACCAAATTGCAAGCGGGTTTTCTTCAAGAACTATGCGCCCCTGAAGAAGCAGCTCACGAAAGCCTTTGACGGCGAGATTTTGACCGGCGCAGGTCTGAGAGATCTCCACGCAGAAGTCCTCGTTGTTGCGCTCCTCGCACATCTTGATAGCAAGGTCGGTGGCGTTGTGGCCGTCATAGTCGCACTCAACGACCTTCCAGCCGTGATTGCGTTCGCCCTCGGCTATCCAGTTATCAACATAGCTGTTGTCGGTCACGCCGCCGGGCGTGAGGGTGCAGTAGCCGTCCTTTGCCCAGAATGTATACGGGACACGGTCGGTGTGCTCGTGCCGCATAGCGCCATCCTCGGGCATGAATGCGTGAAGCTTTAATGCGACCCGCTCATCCGGCAGCAGAAAGACTGCGCCGACGCCGCTCAGATCAATGCGCTTACCGAGGTCAAAGCCGGTCCAGCACTCAAGCCCATCGGTGAGCTGAGCAAACTCAGCCTTTGAGACCTGCGCCTGCCGGAGAAGCCTCATACAGTTTTCGTCAAGGTAGCGGTTGACCGAGCCTGCCTGCCATTGGCACATGCGTCGGGTGAGGAATGAGCGTATCTTATTGGGATCTTTCGAGGCGTAGGCGGCATCGTGCTCGGCTCGCACTTCTTTGAGCAGATATTTTGAATAATCGTTCGGGTATCTGAAGCAGGGATAAGGCATGACCCACAGACTCTCGTCGTGCGGATTTGCGCCGTCGGGAAGCTCACGGATCATGACGAAGTAGGTCTCGTCCACGGCATTGCCGTCGAGGATATCCTTTGCGAACTGCTCCTCCGCAAAGCAGGGCTTGCTCTGCGCATCGTCACCGGCTGTCGTGATAATGTCCATAAGGCACTGCGCACGCTTGCCGAAAGAGTTTTCTCCGATGTCATGAATGGCCGAGGTCGGGTGTGCGTGGTACTCATCGATGATGAAATAGCTCGGTGCACCGGAGTCTTTGTTTTTCGTATCCTTGGAAAGTGCTCTCATAAAGCCGCCCCGTGTTCGATGCTTCACGGGGTTAGCCTTCGGGATAATGAGCCGCTTTGCGATGTTGGGTGAGTTTAGTGCCATCGCCTTAGCATCACCGAAAACTCTCATCGCCTGCGCCCGGTCGACAGCTGCACACTCGACCTCCGGTGCCATCTCGAATTGCTTCAGCTCCGGCTGATACGGAGGATAAAGCACATCGGCACACATGTGATACAGGCACTGGGCGCTCTTTTCGGTGCTCTTAAAGCAGCCTCGGGCACGCTTGTTGTAGGCTTTGCGGAAGCGCCTTGTGCCGTCGTGCATATCCACCCAACCGTACAGGCAGCCCAGGTCGAAGATCTGCCAGGGCTGCAGCGTGAGCGGCTTGCCCTGCTCAACGCCCCGCAGCTGGATGCACTGCGAAAACCACTCGATTATCCGGTCGGCACGGGTAGTGTCGAACACATACGGAAACTCATTCGTGCCCTGCCGTTTGAGGTCTCGCAGATGCCGCTCGCAGGCTTTTATCTCATACGGGCAGCACATATCATGCAGCTTGCCGTAGGCCACCTGCTTTGCGTACACGCTCACAGGATGGTGCAGACCGGACTGCTTACGCACCTTAGCCATGCTCCAGCTCCCATTGCGATGGGAATTTGGCAGCGTCGAGCAGGCACACGCCGTCAAAGGCGGCGTTGATGGGGCAGCTTATGCAGTGCTCGTTTTTCGAGCACTCGTTCTTTATCAGGGTCAGCACGGCAATGAGCCAATAGGGGGCTCTGAGATGCTTGCTGTTCATGGGACACCTTCTTTCAGTCTCCGAATAGGTCGTTGTATTCATCCTCGGCAGCGGCCTTCTTCCGTGCGAGCTGCGCTCGGCCGGAGGGAGTGAGGCCGAGCTCCTTTGCGTAGGTCAGCAGGAGCTTTTCGAGCGCCTGCGCCTTGGCGGATAGACCGTCAATGCTATCAACGACCGCAAGCCGGTCTGAGGCATTGCGTTTTTGGTCGTCAACGAGCTCCATGAGCTCAACGAGGAGCTTGTTCATGGCGTTGCGGCGGCTGAGCATTGAGCAGTAGAGCGCAAGAGTGTCGCCGTCAAGCTTCGTGTACAGCTCGCAGTCGGCGGCATCCAGCAGGATCCGCCGCCAATACCGGCGGGCAGTGTTGTCACCTGCGAGGCACTTCGGGGGAGAAGCCGGGTCGAGAGCGCCGGAGGGTGTGACGGACACCTCGGCGGCAGCCCTGGCATTCGCTTCATCTTTGGTCATGTGCTTGGTCATGTTATCGACCGACTTTGCTCTTGCCGGCATGGTGCGCTCCTTTCGGTTTCTCATCGGGGATTTTTCCTCACAGATACAAGGGTGCGGGGTATCGGCTGAGACCGCTCCGGATTTTAACGACCCCGGGGGAGGGGTAAAGCCCCTGCGGGGCTCGTACATCCACGGCGGCGCACGCCCCTGCGTGCCCGAGAGCAGACCCGGGCGCAGACGAAGCATCAAGTGTCGTCCTCTTGTACCGAGCGCCCTCGTTCTCTCAGGTATTCGGTGCGCTCCCTCATGGTCTTTTGGTCGTGATGGTACTTGCAAAGACTTTGATGGTTTGCCGGGTCAACGAACAAAGCCCAGTCGCCACGGTGCGGAGCGATGTGGTCAACGACCGTCGCCCTTGTGCGGTGTCTTGGGTCGTCCGGCGGGTACTGCCTTGCACATTCCCGGCAGAACGGCTCACGCAGGAGCTGTTCCGGTCTGAGCTTATCCGTCCAGATGGGCAGCAGATAAAGCTTGTGGTACTCTGCCGAGGATCCTCGGCGATACTTGGGCTTGTGCTTTGCGCACCAACCGTCACGGGTAAGGGCAGAACATCCGGCATGCTTACACGGTCGCAGCGGCTTTTTGCTCATGGGCTATCACCTCCAAATGCAAAAAGCCGGGGCCGACGACATACGCATTGCGTAATCATCGGCTCCGGCTTAAATAGCACTGGCCATGGTCTATATCCACGATGTTCTCTGCCTTGCATATCCGGCAGAACGCCACAACATTGGCGGCGGTCGTATCAGGTAGGATCTTCATAAGCCGCTTGTTGCTGCGGCAGTTGGGGCAGACAAGGAATCCGTCCCTTACGGTTAGTATTGTATCAGAGTTTCGCTGAGTTTGCAATGCTTTGAGCCTCCTTTTCTCCTAAAAATAATACTATTTTCAAGTCAGAAAAAATAAATAAAAAGTTATGTCCTTCGCCGCCGACGGGCGTGTATCCGGCGAGGAATGTGTGCGCCCAAGTATTTAATGAATTGGTATGCACCGTACTCGGTGCGGTCGGTCGCCACTTCGATGATCATGCTGCCCTCGGGCGCTTCGAGCGTAGTATCGCTGTCAACTCTGAAGGTCTCAACCTCAGGCTTGAGGGCACCACGAGTATATGACCAACAGCGTTGCCCGAGCTTGTCTGCTGCCTCTTTGCACATGTATCGGGCGAGCGTCGAGTAGTTCTTTTCTTTGTCGACACGCAGCGGCGTGATCTCGATCTCACCCTGTCCCCATAGCTTGAGCAGCTGCTTGTAGTCGTCGCCGGTGGCATTGATCACGCAGTGGTGATGCCAGCGACCGGCACCCGAGACATGCTCGCAGTTCCAGAACATTACGAACGGCTGTCCGGTCTTGCGGCGCTCGGCGCTGAGCTTCTGCCTGAAATACTTCAGCTTAGCCTTTGCCTCCTCACGACTGCGGGGAAGGTGTCGGTCGTCATAGGTGAGCGTTACGATCAGATCCCCAGGCAGAAAGTTTGCAGCGAGCATAAGCTCAAGCTTTTGATAGCTATACTTTGCATTCATGCGCTTCTGTGCCTCCGATGACAGCTTGCGCTTTGAAGATCTCGCTCGGGGACTGTCGTGTCGGGCGCAGCCGGGATAAACGGTCTCCATTACAAGCGGCCCGGCGACGATTATCTTTTTCCATTTGGTTTTTGCCATGCGGTCTGCCTCCTTAGCAGAAAACAGACCGCAGCCTTAGGGCATCCGTCTTTGTGTGGTGTTATTCAGTCTCTTTTGTGCTCAGCAGATTGTTTATATCTGCTACGGCATCAATGGCGGGCTCAGACGGCAACCAGTCGAAGCTGTCGGAGTAAACACGGTAGGCACGCTCCGAGGACTCCTCGGCAGGCTGCCAGTATGCGCCGCATCTGACCGGCGTGTCAATGAATGCGTACACGGCACCGGTTTTGTCCTTTGCTATGTAGTTATAACCGAGGTCTCGCAGGTCCATAAGAGCAAGGATGGCGGTCGCAGACAAGCTTATGGCATCCGAAGTGATCAGCCCGGCATCGGTAAGGGCGTCCTCAACATCGCTCATATATGCCTTTATACAAACAGTTTTGCCGTTAGTGAGGAGTACCCGAACGATACCAACAGCGTGCAGGTCGGGCGATACCGCCGCTATGCGGTCAGAGTCGATGAGTGCCCCACCAATTTCAATAAACATAAAAGCTCCTTTCCGTGCCCGATTCGGGCACAAGCGAATATGAATTACAAATTCAAAAGATGGCCGTATTTAGCCTCAAACAGCCATTTGGATATCTTGATAAGCAAGTCGCTGTTGGATGCGGTCACCGGCGTAGCGCTGTAGAGGACTGCGTGAACGGCTCGTGCTTTTTCTCTTTCGGAAAACATGCTGCTTCCGAGGTTTTCACAGATAGTCAATGCGTGTACAAAATTCATGTTATCCTCCTTAAAAATCCCCCGGCAGGCGTATCCAACCGATACACTCTGCTTCAATGCTGCGACCGTGGCTGTTGTCAAAATAGAACTTTTTCAAGCAGTTATCGTACCACACGAGTTTGCGCATAATGAATCCATCGCAAGAAAACCGTGCAGCGTACCATCCTGATGCAGTGGGCGGACCTGTTTGCACAGATGGCTCGGCAGCAGCCGGCTGCAGTTCATCGGTCAGCCCGGCGATATAATCTGCCGAGCATTTGAGCGTTTTGCAGACCTCAGGGTAGTTGCGAATCTCGGTTGCCGAAAAATCGTTGCCGTATATGTTCGCACCATCAAAGTCGCCTTTAGCAAATTTGCGAATGAGACCGATCGAGTAACCGGGCCGATAAGACGCAGTGCTTAGGCGTGTGTCATCCGGCAGGCCGGCGGCATCGGCGGCACGAGCAAGACGCTCACACGAGGCTCTGACTTCGTTGAGCAGCTTCGTCCTTTTCTCCTTTTCGCCCGCTTCGATGGCGGCTTTTTCTTCGTCACGCTCTTTCTTGCGGAGCCTTTGAAGCTTTGCGCAGGAACGGTCGCATGCATAATACCTCGATGTGCCATAGGAACAGTTGAGGCAGCACTTATCTCCGCCGCAGACCTCAGAGCTCATACACTCGGTATCATGACGCAGGAACGCATCGCCACGCTTGCAGGGAGAGCCGTCCGGACAGGACTGCTTCGGCTCCCAGCGCTTACCCGACGCATACGCACGGGTGATCTGCTCCACATTGTATCCGCCTATTGTCGGATTGATTTTGAACAGCCTGCGCTGCAAAGCCTCCGGCAATCTGGCAAGCGCATATGCGGCTTGCTCCGTGATCGTGCCGGCCTCAAAGTTTGCCGTGTACTCGGGAACAAGCCCGTCCCGAATGACCTTGAGCCGTGACAGTTTCGACTTCGACACCTTGCAGGCTTCGGCAACATGATCACGCATCCTGCCGGGGAATTCTACGCCTTCCTCCTTGAGCTGATACAGGAGAGCTTCAACTCGTTCAGCCTGCTTAGAAATGTCGGCAGCCGACATATGCCTTGTGTCGGAGTTTGCATATATCAGCCGCAGCTCCTGCAGAGCGGCGGAGACTTCTCCGTGTTCGACAATGCAGGCAACGGACTTGAACTGTGCCTTGCCTTCCTCGGCAAGCAGACTCAAAGCGGCACGGCGGCGATGTCCGGAAACTACGGTGTAGGTGCCGGCCTCATCCGGCCTTACTCGTATCGGCTGCTGCAGGCCGCAGAGCTCGATGTTCGCCGCAAGCTCCTCAATGCCGTCAAGGCTGTAAAAGTTGCGGGCATCGGCGTTGATGAGAGAAATGTCTATGTATTCTATCTGCTCTCTGCCGTCGGAGGCATCCAGCGTGTTGGATGCTTCACGAAGCACGCTTGATAAATCGAATGCCATCACTTAGCCTCCTTTACCACTCGGGCGACAAAACGCTTATAATCAACGGCTGCACCGCAGTGCGGGGATGAAACGATAAGCGGCTTTTGCGCAAAGGTCATGTCATCTACCTTGTTGCTGCGGCGAATGGGTAGGAATACCGGCAGACTTGACTTGAGAAGCACATTCATCGCCTCGGAGATCTTCTCCGACTTGTACCACATGGTCGGAAGAATGCCGGAGAGCTTCAGCTTGGGATTGAGCTTACGCATGTTTGCTATCTGCTGCATGAGGTTTGACATGCCTCTGAGCGAAAATGCGTCAAGCTTGATGGGGATGATGACCTCATCGGCGGCGATAAGTGCGGCGGCCGAGGCGGCGTTGAACGCCGGCGGGCAGTCTATGACCACATAGTCGTAGTCTATAAGCCCCTTGAGGTCTCGCAGACAGTCGGTGTAGACCTTGCCGCCGGAGATCTGACTGAGGTCGAGATCCATCAAGCGGTCGTCGGCGGGGAGAAGATCTATGCCGGGGAAGTTTGATTTTATGATGCACAGCTTTGCAAGCTTGCCGCCGTCGGGCTCACCACGAAGCGCATCGGTAAGGGTGCAGGGCATCACATCCTGACTTGCGAAAAACTCGGATGTGTTTGCCTGGCTATCGCCGTCGATGACGAGCACACGCTTTTTATGGCAGCGGGCAAGGATAGCGGCCATGTTGACGGTCGTTGCCGTTTTTGCGACGCCGCCTTTAAGATTGATTACACAAATTGTTCTCATGGATAACCTCCGAATATTTATTTTTCAAAACTTAAACGATTGACCGAGGGTGCGACCGTTCAGCTTATAGACGGCTCGGAACATCCTGTGCTCGTGATTGACATAGCAGATAGTGCCGGTCACGAGAAACAGGTGCTTCCGTTCTTCGGGGAAGTCTTTGTTCTTGGTGAGAAAACCGGGGACAAATTTGATTTTCGTCCCAACGACGATGTCCCTGATAGTTCCTGTCGGCTTCAAAACGGCAACTCACCTCCTTCGTCATCACCGAGTTCGGTGAACGACATTTGCTGCGGTGCGCTGCTTTTGGCAGCTTCTCTGATTTGCTTATGGATCTTACGGTAATGCTCGCCCTTCGTCTCCGGCCGTGGGCGCAGCGTCTGCGTTTTGCCGTCAAAGAGCATGTCCATCTTCATGCGCTCGCCCTCTTTGTTCTTGCCTATCTTGAAAACTCGGTCGGACGAATTGTCGTTTGGGTCGGCAGGCCACAGCAGAAATGCGATGTCTGCGTCCTGCTCGATCTGCCCGGACTCTCTGAACGAGGACATAGTGGGCGGCTGCGGCTTACCCTGCGATTTGTCGGGACGGGCGAGCTGCGCAAGGGCAATAACCGTGACGCTGTTTACTCGTGCCATAGTGTGCAGTGCCTGCGATATGTTCGTGACCTGCTCGTATCTTGTAGCGCCTCGGGCATTGAGCAGCTGCAGGTAGTCGACGAAAATGACTTGGTATTGCTTGTTTAGCGTGAGCGCCTGAATGTCTCGGACGGTCATGCCGCCGGCGTCGACCATGTCAAGGGCAAGGCCGTTGAACTTCTCGGCCGCTGCGGCGAGATCCTTCCAGTCATCCTTGCTGAGCCGCTCCCTGTGCTTGATGCTGGACAGCGGCACGGCAGACAGGTGCGACATTATGCGGTTGGTCAGCTTCTTCGGGCTTGTCTCAAGCGAAAAGTAGCCGACACGGTAGCGCTTTGCCATTTCAAGTGCAAATTGGATAGACAAAAGCGTCTTACCCGCCGACGGGTAGCCGCCAATGACAACGAAGTCGCCGAGCTCGCAGTCGACATATTCGTCGAGTTCCTTAAAGCCCCACGGCAGATACTCCGCCTTTTCCGGCGTAGAGAGAAAATCCCGTGCGGCATCGGAGCTGGAGACTACCTCCGCACTCCGGCGGGTCATCACCAAGGTATTAAGGCGGTCGATGCCTTTTGCAGCGTCGGACAGATTTGCGGCGGATGACACACCCATCGCAGCGGCACGAATGCTGTACAGTCGGTTTTCTTCCTTGACCATGTTTGCGTAGTACACGACCTCGTCTGTCGTATACTTGCGCATTTCCGCAATGGCCGCCGCCCACTCGTCACCCAGCTCGTGCAGCACGGTGACTGCGTTTATGGGCGCACCGGCAAAGTGCAAATTGCAGATGACCTCATAGATCGTGCGGGTCATGTTCTGACCGAAGTCCGAAGGCTTCAGTTCGGCGACGACCTCGCCTATACGGCTGCTGTCCTGCAAAAGCGTGCCGATGACCGTCGCTTCGATGCGCAGGGCATTGTCCGATTCATTCATCACAGCACCTCCGGATCAGGCGCCCATCCGCCGGTATCGACTTGATGCGGTAACGGCACACGGGGCTCGTCCTCCCAGCGGCGCTTGTTGATCCATGTGGACGCATACGGGATACCGATATTGCGCTGCCATTCCTCGCTGCGGAGCTGCCGTTTGAGTGCTCTGCCCATGACGGCAAGAAGCTCGTCGTCGGGCTTGAGTTTGTCCCATGCTGCAATTGCTGCCTGCTTGGACTCTCCTCTGGGGTACACTTCCCAGAATGCGGCGAAGCGCTCCGGCTTCCAGTCCGGCTGCTTTTTTGTTTCCCGTTTTCGCCTTCGTTGGGGGACTATAGGGGGATAATATATATCCGTACTTGGTATATCAGTATTTAATTGCGGTCGATTTTCCGCTGACGGATTATCCGTCGACGGGTTTTCCGTCAACCGATTACCCGCTAACCGAAAATCGGTTAACGGTGAATTTGCGTCTATCGGCGCTTCGTGGACTACATACTCGTTGCCACCGAAGGATCCGTCGGGCGTGCGCAGCTGCCGGCGCTCTATGTAACCGACGGCTTCAAGCTCCCGTATCGCTGTGGCGACGGCGGCCTTGCCCTCGCAGCAGATGTGCGTGAGACCGGCAATTGTATAGTCCCAGTCCTCGGGCAGACTGAGGATCTTTGACAGCAGCCCGATAGCCTTCAGGCTCAGCCGGTCGTCACGCAGGTGCGCATTGCTCATGACCGTGTAGTTTGAGCTTTTCTCTACACGGACGACTTCACTCATTTACACACCCTCCCTCTTGCAATTTTGGCGGGAATGCTGTATAATAAATGTGTTCTCGTGGTAATAACCACATGCCCTTGTCGGTGCTTGCATCGGCAGGGGCTTTTTTACGCCCGTTTTCATACCTGTACCTGCCTAATGCCGTAAACCGGCTCTATCTCGGGGATGGTGTATCCGGACGCAAGCAGATTGATAACATCATCAACATTGACCAACTTCTTGCGGCCACACTCCACGACAGGAACAGCGCCGATGCGTATTATGCGGCGTATGTAATTTAGGGTAACTTCGGAGTTTGGATCGTCCGCCCGGATTTCCTCTAAAACTTTAGCGGCGGTTCTCATTCTCGGAATAGACATAGCTACCTCCCTTTGCGTATTTAAGCTGCATTGCCGCCTGAACTATGCCCTGCAGCTCGTCGATTATCTGGTCGAACAGCTCTCGCTCGCTCTCGTCGATCTTGCCGTCGGCGGCGATGTCGAGCAAGTTGTCCGTGCGGTGCTTGTCCGCAAAGTCTCTTATGCGGCAGATGAGCTGTATCACCGCCTGAGGAAGCGAGCACTCGCACACCTCGGGAAGAATGCCGGCTGCAACACGGCTCTTTTGGCTCAGATGCCAGTAGCCGAGAATGTGCAGACCGCTGACCTCGCACATGCGAATGACCACATCGTCTGAGGGCATGTTCTGGCCGCTCTCGTAAAGCTTGATGCTCTCGACGCTCAGCCCGAGCATTTCCGCAAAGCGCTCCTGCGTCTTGCCGGCAGTGTTCCTTGCGATTTTATAAATATTCGTGTATTTGTCCTGCATGGTATTACCACCCTTTCCGGTATAAAATCAAAACTGCGGAGGGATCCAAGGGAGCTACGCCGACTGACCGCTGTACAGCTCGTCAATGGTGCAATTAAGCGTCTTTGCGATGACGGGAAGAAGTTCGGCTCTCGGATAGCTCGCTGCCGTCTCCCACATAGCCACAGTTGTCTGCTTTACACCGAGCACGCTGGCAAGCTCGGCCTGCGTCAAATTAGCTCTCTTTCTCATAGCCTTGAGACCGTTCATATTCCACCTCCTCAACAGCAGAATTATAGTTGCTTAAAATATCAACTGCATTGATAAAATATCACAACAAAAAATCAATGTCAAGCATTTTATCAATGTTTTATCAATAAATAGCTTGCGACATTGAAAAATATCAATTAAATTGATACTATTTGCTTGAGGTGATGGCCATGAACAACCTGAAAACTGCAAGAAAAGCAGCGGGACTAACTCAAGCTGAGGTTGCTGCCCAGATAGGTATTTCACAAAATGCTTATTCATATTGGGAAAATGGCAAAGTCAAAATTGATAACGAATCTCTCGTGAAGCTGGCGAGACTTTTTGGGAAGACCACGGACTACTTGATGGGAATAACCGAGCACACTGACATAAGTGTCGTGAGTATTCCTGTATTAGGAGCTATACCGGCAGGCATCCCCCTTGAGGCCGTCGAGGACATAATCGACTACGAGGAAATATCGAGATCTATGTTGTCGGGCGGGAAAGAATACTTTGCGCTGCAGGTAAAGGGCGACAGCATGTATCCCGAGTTTTTGCAGGGAGACACCGTCATTGTCCGAAAAACACCGATCTGCGAATCTGGTGATGTATGCGTGGTTTATGTAAATGGCTATGATGCGACCTTGAAGCGTGTGCGACTGAACAACGAAGAAAGAAGCATCACGCTTGTACCTGTGAATCCTGCCTATCCGCCCAGAACATACACGCAGGAGGAGATAGCGTCCGTTCCTGTTTCGATAGCAGGCGTCGTCGTTGAGCTTCGACGCAAGGTGAAGTAATAAATGTAAAAGAGTTAGCATTTGTGCCGCAAAAGAAACAGAGAATAGCGCCCAATTCGGGCACGGCGGAGGAGGCAGTTAGTTGAAAAAAGTTTTGACGACAATCGGAATTGTGGTTTTTGCTTTGGTTGTGCTTCTGGGTCTCGTGTTTTGCATCGGAGGGGAATCTTCCGTAGGAATTGTGTTTTTGGCTCTCGGCGTATTCGGAATTCTCGACATGATATTTCTTAAGAACTTCAAACGCATCGAGAAGATGAAGCCGACAGTCAAGCCATTAGATGCAGCAAAGATAGAGAACACCCCACAAACCCAAGAGGAAAAACCTAAACAGAACACAAAAAGGTCTACACCTAAGCCGACAAAGCCGGCGCAAACGCACGAACCCGCCCGTGTGGGCTACCGTCCTGCAGACGAAAAGATGAAGATCTCAGCAGAGGAGTATATCGTCATCGATGTCGAGACGACCGGCCTTAGCCCGGACGATGACAGAATAATCGAAGTCGCAGCGGTAAAGTGCGAGAACGACAGGATAGTCGACAGCTTTCACTCGCTGATCAATCCCGGCAGACGCATTCCGTCAAATGTGACTAAGCTCACCGGAATAAAAAACGCCGATGTAGCGGGTGCTCCCGACATGGATACCGTTGCGCCGGAGCTGTCGGAGTTTATCGGCAATCTTCCGCTCGTTGCTCATAACGCAAACTTTGATATCAAGTTCATTGCAAATGCGTTTAAGCGTGCCGGTGTCAGCAAGGGCATGCTGTACATAGATACTCTTGTTTTGGCTCGGAACGCCTACCCCAATATGCCAAACCACAAGCTGAGCACGCTGATAAACGAGCTGGGGCTTCTGGATCACGAGCAGGAGCACCGAGCAATGAGCGATGTCGAGGCGACCCAGCGTCTATACATGGCCTGCAAAGCCCAATTAGTGAGACAATAAAAAATGTGCCCGAATCGGGCACAAATAAAATCAAGCGATGAGACAAGGAGGTTTGTCAATGATAGAAGGATTAAAACAAATTCCACTCGAAGTAATTTGCAAGGACGACCGCAGGGGATTCAACAAAAAGGAGACGGTGTATTTCAACATTTTTAATGATACCTTGAGCTTTAACGGCTGTGAGAATCTTAATGGCGGCCAGAGCTGTAAGCTGTGTGCAAATTCTTCGTTTGAGAAACTTAAGAAAGAGCTTGAGGAACTGAGCAAGCGGTAATAACCATGACAAAATAAAAAGACCGCTTCCGTGTGCGAGACGGAAACGGTCGTGTAGAAAACCACCATAGGAACAAGGGAGTAGTCTACCCTTTTATATTAACACACGGGTGACTGCTGTGCAAGATGAAAGGAGCAAAATGGCCACAATTGAGAAAAGAGGCGGCAGCTATAGGATTACTGTCTCCTGCGGACAAGATATCAACGGCAGAAACATTCGCAAACGAATGACATGGACGCCAAAGCAGGGAATGACGGAGCGGCAGATTGAAAAGGAGCTAAACAAACAAGCGGTCCTTTTTGAGGATCAAGTCAAGTGCGGCGTTATATCGATGGACGACAAAATAAGGTTTAGTGCGTTTTCTGAGAAGTTCATGGAATATGCACGGTTAAACCTGAAAACGCACACAGTTTCGAGGTATGAGCGCCAGCTCGTGCGGATCAACCAAGGGATTGGGCATATAAAGCTTAAGGATCTTAGACCTGCCCATATTGCATCATTTATTTCAAACCTGCAGGAGAGCGGAATAAAGGCTGGTGAGCTTGCAACATGCAAAATCGATATTTCGGTATGGTGCAAAAATAAACAGCTGACACTCACGCAGCTGCAGAAGATCTCCGGCGTATCCAGAGGAGCGGTTAAAAAGCTCTCAAGCAGGGAAAACATGAGCAAAGAAAATGCCTTGAAACTCGCTGCAGCAATGGGAGAGCCACCGGAGAGGGTGTTTGAATTCAGCAGGGATATGACACCGCTTAAGGCGAGCAGCGTTCACTCTTATTTTAGAACACTATCCTCGGTACTCTCAAAGGCCGTGAAATGGGGATATATAACCTCAAATCCAGCCACAGGCACCGATCTGCCGTCCAATGCAGGCTACGAGGCAAAATATCTCGATGAGGATGAGGCTCGAAGACTTCTACAGTTGCTTGCAAACGAGCCCATTCGTTGGCGCTGCGTAATAACATTCGACTTGCTGTCTGGGCTGAGAAGGGGCGAATTACTTGGGCTGCGCTGGAGCGATGTCGATTTGGACAATCAATTGCTGTATATCAGGCAGACATGGAACTACGATCCATCGGTAGGGTGCTATACAGACACACCCAAAAGCCGAAAGAGCGAGCGGCCGCTAAAGATATCACGCACGGCAAAATTGCTTCTTGTGGAGTATAGAAGCTGGCAGCACCGGCAGCAAGAGCTGCTGGGGGATGCATGGCTTAACAAAGACGATAGAGTGTTTACGGCGGAAGACGGAGCACCGATGTTCCCTGACTCGGTAACGCAATGGTTTCACAAATTCGTTAAGAGAAATGATTTGCCCGATGTTCATGTGCATTCGCTCAGGCACACCTATGCCAGCCTTCAGATCGCAGAGGGCACGCCGCTGGTGGTCGTGTCCCGCAATCTTGGTCACGCACAAACGAGCACTACAGGCAACATCTATGCTCATGTAATTGCCTCGGCGGAAGCAAAGGCGGCAGAGGTAATGGATTGCTTTGCAGATGTGATAGAAATAGCCGATGACCCCAAATTCACCCCAAAAGACGCAATCGGGGAATAA